TCGATCTTGTATCAGTCGGAGCTCAGGATGCCTACATCACGGGCGAACCACAGGTGAGCTTCTGGCGTCAGAACTACAAGCGTCACACCAACTTTGCCATTAAACCAGAACGCATGGATTACATCGGCACCTTCACCGGCGGTGGTGAAGTTGTCATCCCAATCCGATCAAAGGGTGATCTTCTGAGCTATATGTGGATAGAACAACCAAATATATCGAATGTCGGTATCAACACGGATGGATTCCATTCCACCGATGATACGTCCGTCACCGAATTTAGCCTCCACGTCGGCGGACAAGAAGTGTGCCGCATGGATTCCCTTTACATACAAGGTGTCCACAACGTTTTGTTCAAGGACAGTCAAGCGAAAGCTTCTTGTGCCATCACCACGGCCGAAGTTTCCGATAACGCGAAGGGTATCAGTGGTACCGCCGGTGATTATTACATGATTCCATTCTTTTTCAGTGAAGACTGGACCAAATCTCTCCCATTGGTCGCGTTGCAATATCACGAAGTTGAGTTGCGAATCAAGTGTCGATCTGGATTCGGTTCGTTTGGCGCCTCCCCCAAGGTGTACGGTATGTACACATACCTCGACACAGCCGAAAGAGAATATTTTACCGAACAAGAACACGAGATACTCATAACGCAAACGCAGTACCAGCCAGCCTCTAAGACCGATACCTCGATCGATCTCACCTATTTCAACCACCCAGTGAAATCGCTTCACTTGACAACATCTAACGTGTCGGGCACTGGATGGAACAGTGATTACAGCTTCGATTCGTCGTCGCTTTACATCAATGGCCTTTCGTTGTTTGAAAATACATCGAACGCATTCCATCACAACGTCGTTCACGAAATGCACACTACCGTTCTCGCGCCATCCTCTCTCGACGCACTTCCATTGTTCTCGTGGCCATTCTGTCTCACCATGAACAAATCCCAACCTAGTGGCACACTTAACTTCTCTCGAATCGACAATGCGAAATTGACCATTCAAAATCCAAAGTCCGATGCCAGAGATGGCTTGTATAGAGTGTACGCCGTGAATTATAACATTTTGCGCGTCAAGGATGGTATGGCTGGAATCGCGTTTTCCAACTAATTTCCAGAAGAACCAAATCCACGAGACCCACGCTGTGTCTCCACTAATTCATCGACTTCTTCAATAATAGGTGTTTCACACCTCTCTAGGATCATTTGTGCGATCCTATTTCCCTTCTTAATGACGAATGGTTCACTTCCGTGATTAAATAGGATAACTTTCAATTCACCCGTAAAATCGGGGTCAATGATACCAGCGCCAGTCTGTATACCGTGTTTAAGTGTGAGTCCAGATCTTGGTGCGATTCGGCCGTATACACCCGGTGGTAGTGACGCACACACGCCAGTGCTTATAAATGCTCGTTCAAGTGGTGGTACTATGATTTCTTCCGTGCTATATAAGTCATAACCTACCGATCCAGGTGATGTTCTCGTTGGTATGATAGCATCTGGATATAGCTTCTTAATTCGAAGACTCATGAATCACATTCGGGTTAAATCTTTATGCATGTATATATAAATGTTACCTGTCATAGTAGCAATTGCAACTGCAGCCTTTGTGTATACGATCACAGGTGAAAATCTCGTATCATCAGGGGAAGCCAAAAAGATGATAAGAAATGGTAAGATTAAGAAGGTTATCGATGTGCGGACATCGATGGAGTATAGACTTGGACATTACAAGGGTGCGATTCATTTACCGGTAGGTAAAATGAATAAACAAACGACGTCAAAACTCCCCAAGCGGGGGTTGTTGGTCTACTGCAACACCGGGCAAAGGGCCAGAATTGCGGCGGAGAGATTGATTCAATTGGGGTTTAAGGATGTGTATTACATCGCGGGACACTATTCGAGTCTCAACTGAGACCTTCGATGACCTCCTTCGTCTTTTCATACATTCGCTTCGCGTAGAACTTCTCATCCTTGAGTTGTTCCCATATCGTCAATCGATACTCCAAGAATTCTAAGAATCGCTCGGGGTCTCGTTTGGACTTGTAACGAATCTTTTCACCTTTCATCGCACCGTTCATGGCGGCAATCTTGGCTTCAAACATGCGTTTTTGCATGGCATCCGGAGTCTCACGAGACGTGATCTCTTCTTTTTTGAGAGACATTTGTATTACAAGGGTTTCTTATCTTTATTACTAATAAGGTACGAATGTTTGTAACATTAACTGTAATTATAATTTTAATTCTGGTACCACTTGTGGTTGTCGTGTGTACCAGACTATCTGAGCCTCACCCCGAGGACTTTACGTAATTTTTGAAGAACTGTATTGTCGGGTATGGCCTTACCCGATTCATACGAATTAATGATATTCGCCGGAACTCCCACCGCCACCGCTAAATCTTTTTGTGTTTTGAAACCTTTAGCGATGCGCGCTTGTTGAATCGTCTTCGACATAGAGAGACTCACCTTTTCGTGTGTACCTATTTCAGTTTGATCCAGTTTCTGTGCCTTCGTTACTTCACGATGGGGACTCGGAACATTCTGTTTCACGCCACGAATCACGACAGGTTTCCAGTCTTGGTGCTGCATTTACTTAGTCACGAATTAAATCTTTAATGATATGATATGTATATATAGCATTATATACAAGGGATGTCGCAAATACATATGGGATTTTTTCAAAAAATCCGTACACTATTAAACCTGTAGTATAAAAGATGTGTATAGTAATTAAATTAATTATATATTCGCACCGTATAAAATACATAACAAATAATGTAAACACGAGGTTGCATATCATGAGCCAATCGCCTAAGATATTCTTACCACCAAATATAACTAAACCCAAGAACTGCAAAGCGCACAATGATTGTATCGAATATCGGTCGCCGTGAGTTAACGATCTGTCTCGCAATCTAGGTGTGAGTTGTAGTATTGTTTCATCTTCCACGTATTGTGACGCGAGACATATACTCTTATCCGGTCTAATTACCAACCGCCATATGTTACCCATGTTTTACTTAATAATGAACACACACCCAGTGTTATGTAATATGATCCAACTATCTGTATCAGATGTAATAAAGGTGTGAATAGATTACCGAAAGATACATTCATCTTAACGATATCACGTGTTATTATTTTAATAACCTTTTTAGACGTTCACCCTCCTTGTTTGGTAGAATTGTGAGTTGATCGATGGGCCCTTCGAGGTACACTTGTCCGTGATTCTTTATCTTTTCATGTTTAAGAACTTGATCTACTCTCACCACATTCACGCGCGCCATGCGTGTTTTTGCAGACTTACTGTAATATACCGCGAGTGTGGCGGCGTCCCGTTTTGTTTCACGGGGTAATACATTGTCTTCACAGCAAATGACCACGTGTGAACCCGCTCCACCATCCACGTGCATCCACCACTCGTTTGGAAAACTCGATTGTGTGAGAATGTCGTTTTCTTTTGCATCTTCACCCACCTTTATGGTTATACCATCAACAGATGTGTACGTTCGCATAATATATTTAGAAGTGTTACTTTTATGTATGTCATGGCGAGAACTACTACGACTACGAGGGAACAAACGTGGAATAAAAGGGACAATTACGCGTTAAAAATGTTCACTTGGCATCTATATAAGAAATTACATCATCTTGAGTTCTTGGCTGCGTATGCTTACATGCGTATCATAGAGACGAGGTTTGTAGTTAAGAAATTGAAAATGAGCGATCTGAAGTTTGTTCAATCTTAATGAAATTGATATTTTTTAGTTTATCAATCATCTTATTCACGTGTTCGTGCGTAATAAGAATGCATTGTTCAGATATAATGCGACCCTTATGTTCAACTAACAAAGGTCCACCCGTACCGATTGTTGTTTTCAGAATATCAAACATGATCAATGATATTATGAATACTTTAAATCACTTAGGTAATAAAAATATTTATTTAATGTAGGTATGAATAACAATAATAACAGGGTGGTCATAGAAACACCCACGACCCCTCCAATGACTTCACCAAATGGACGTGTGATGGTTGACGAAAATCTTGCAAATACGGGAAGGCGAGCTATTGAACGATACGATAGTCGAGGGGTTCCCACCAGACAAAATCTGGAAAATCTTAGAGCTATGAGAAGAGCTCTCATGTCGTTTAATAATGCAGGGTTAATCGGTCGTCGCCTCAATTTTAATAACATGAGGCGGATGAATACATCTGAATACATGAAAAACAAAAATCGCATGAAAAAGAATTCAAATGAAAACAAAAACACAAACAGAATTACATGGAAAGATAATACTGTGAAAAATTTACCCGTAGATCCAATCACAACGAATGAATTCAACGATGGAGACAAAGCGGTAAAAATAAATAAACTTTATCTTTCACCAACATCTTTTAGGAAGATGGCGCGCATGTCCATGACGAGTGCTATAAATGTAAATGGAAATATGATTCTATTTACAAATCCTTTGACACGTGAAAAAGTTAAAAAGGGAGATCTTAAGTTTGTTGTGTTAAAAAGGCGCTAAACTAAAAATCAAATTAATGTATATGCACGTCGTTCTCAAACCGAGTCCTTTGGTCACGCATAAATATAGAATACTGTTACCAAATAAAAGGACATTTGATTTTGGTTCATTAGAGTCCCCAGATTACACGGACCATGGAAACCCGAGACTCATGCGAGCACACCTTCTTCGAAAAGGAGCCCAGATACCAAGAGACTTGCGAGTCGAAACAGACCTATATGAAATACACAGAGGAATGCTTTACGCCGATACCAGCACAGAAGAAAACTGGGAAGACCCCTTTCGTGTGGGGTACTGGGAGAGGTGGATTCTTTGGAGTTATCCAAATGTAAACCAGGCGCAATTGTGGATGACCATGCGCAAGGGTATACTCTTCATGCCGACCGAAGAAATGATGTGGTTTTGTGACGATCGTAAAAAATATTAGATACCGGTAGATCCAAATCCACCCGAGCCACGCTCGGTCTCGTTAATTTCACCGATTTCTCGAACGTAGGGCGTTTCACATCGCTCCAAAATCAACTGTGCAATTCTGTCACCCCTTTTAATTTCAAAATCAGTATCACTGTGATTAAAAAGAGCGACCTTGATTTCACCCGTGTAATCCGGATCAATGACTCCTGCGCCGACATTGATACCGTGCTTCACCGTAAGCCCCGATCTCGGAGCCACGCGCCCGTATACATTTACTGGCAAAACAACTGCGACTCCAGTACCGACAAGACCGCGGTTCTTAGATAAGATACAACAATCTTCGACGCTATATAAATCGTATCCAACAGAGCCAGAAGAACCGCGAGTTGGAATAATCGCATGTTGCACGAGTCTCTTCACTTGAAGTTCCGACATTTTTTAATAGGGGCTCGAAGTCTTTATCTCAATTAAGGATTACATGTCTAAATTAGTAAAATGTGGTCCATCCACAACGCAGTCGTCCGTGCGTCGACCGAACCTAAAAATGATTACGATAAACTTAAGAAGCGCATCAATCGTATGACCGTCGCATACGGTGGTGCACTCACGTCTATGTATTTCATCACACAAGGTG